CTTATACGCATCCCGCTTTCCTTCCAGTCGGACAACCGCCGGTTGCCGTAGATATACAGAACGCTTTTAGCCGTAAAAGCACCATTCTCGACACGATCAAAGTATTCGATCACAGACGCCAGCGCATGAGCGACGCAGGAACCGACAGCGCCTTGGTTCTTAACCGGCATCATCGTCAGCTCAAACGAATCAGGGAACCGATTTGTTCTTGCAACGCCTCTGTAATCACGCACATCAACAAGGCTCGGCTGTGCGCCGAGCCCGTAACGAACCATATCTTTCATTCTTACCTCGCCGGAGATAAACGTGCTTTCATGCCGTCTGCTTCCGGCATGATGTAATCGACGTTCGTGTATCCTTCAATTTTATGACCGTTGTACTGAATTGACTTTGTTTTCCCTGCGTCGGTAAATATAGCAACAGCATCTTGCCATGATATTCCCGGAATCAGAATGTACATAACTCTTAAATCAGGCAGAAACGAGAACTTTGAACATTCATATATCGTTCCGTCTGCAAATACTACAATATCCATCGCTACCTCCGTGCATTATGTATGATCTCCTCTTGCCCAAACATAGAGGTCAGTACCATTTCCATCTGTTATCTTCTGCCATTTCCCGTAGTAGCCAAGAAAACCGGGGGCTTTCGGATAAACAACCAAGGAATGGAAAGTCGCAAGGTTCGCCTCTATCCATCCGGCTACCTGCCTATTGTTAAATACATCATTTGCAAAATCCGCATACCCGAGCGATGTGTTGACGCCAGATAAAAACTTTCCAGTCCCAAGAGAATAGTTCGCAATATGGCTCGCCCCAATGCTGCCACCGCTGAACATACTGCCAGAAATGTAGCCGTCGTTTGCGCCCGTTTGGATCATGCTTGCCTTTACATATCCGGAGAACGTTCCGCTTGTCGCATACAGATTTCCGTTGGAATCGACTTTGAACCGATAATCAGTCACCTCTCCGGTCTCGGCGTCCCGAATTTCGCCAAGATTGATAGAACCGCTTCGCATCGTGACAACGCCGCCGCTTGTGACCTTGAACTTGCCTTGTCCAAACGCCATGCCGTCCGTGCCGATGTATATGCCGTTGTTCTCCGTATCGGAAAGCGAAGTCATGCCGTTCATGATCGCGCTTGCGGTGATCGCAAAGCCTCTCGCTTCGGTTCCGATATAGCCGGTTTCAGCGGTGATCTCACCCTTGACGTGCGCCCCGGTTCCGTCTACCCGGAATACTTCCGTGTTACCTTTCTTAACAGTAAATGCGCTTTCGATCAACGACCAACTGAACCCGTTGCCCGTGCCTACACGTTCGACCTTGGCAGAAATCTCGTCGGAATGGATCGACAACTCTGCGGCAATGTCGGCAAAGTGCCGTGAATACCGGCGCTCCGATGCGGTTTCGTAATTGTACTCGCTCTCGGTCTCTTCTTCCGCCGGGGCTCCAACGTCCGAGGTCATCATACTGTTGAATTCGAGGTCCTGTTGGAACATACCGGAATACACACCGTGCACCGTAATGCCGTCGCCGAGTTCCATCAGCGGGTTTACTTCCGCTGCGGATGCCGAGAACGGCTGATACTGATACTTGCAGACACTTTCCAAAATCCGGTCTGCGGTGTCCTGCCTTTGGCTCGGTTTCACAAGCGGACAATTCGTTTCGAGGGTGCGTCCCGATCTCGTCAGCTCAATGTCCAGTTTCACATCGCCAGTATCCGTGCTTGCGAACCGTCGAACCGTGATCGTATCGCCTGCCTTTGCCGCTGCTGCAGCAACGTTGTAAGTGACCGTTATGCCATAGTCGGCAAGCGTGACCTCCGATCCGTTCAGTTTCCACGTCTCGCTATCCGGATCATACGCGAAGACGAATGTTCCGTTGACCTTTCTGCTCGATTCCGCTTCCCATATTGTCTGATCGATCTGTGCATACGGGCTGGATATATAGGTGTTCTCGTCAAGATTGAGAATCACCATATCGAACACCGCAAATTTCGGTGAAGTCTTAAAGGATTGAGCGTTCTCGCCCAAATAAAAAGTGCTGTTTGCCATTTATCCTCCTGTCCGAAGCAGGATTCTTGTGCCGCCGAATGTGATGTAATTGCCCTTTTCGTTTATCAAATAATACGTTTCCGTCGGCAAGTCCATCAGCCCTACAAGTTTCAACTGCCCTATATCGGAGATGATAAAGTTTCCTCCGTACATCGCCGCAATGCTGCCGAGCACTTCCGCCATCGTGTACTGTGCCGGAAAGCCGATCACACGAGAATAACGCATGAGCTTATTCTGCGTTTCGGTATCAACATAGCGGTATGCCTGCGTTCTTTCCACGCCGAAAATATGACCGGCGATCTCGTAGACCACGCTCAGCGCCGTCGGGCTGCTTGCAGACCAAGTAAGCGTCGAGGACGGATACTTTTGGTTCGCCTTTCGCATGGCGTCATAGCCCTGAATATCAATCGTGTTTATGCCGTCCGATTCATCCAAAGGGCGAGTGTCAATAAAGAACTCGCCCTTTTGCAGCCAACCCGAATATATGCGGCGCTTGCGACTGTACAACCGGATATACGGCTTGATCTTCGCCATTCGCGGTATCTCCACGTCCGGTTTTGTGATCGTCAGATCAATCTGCCCGACCATAGCGTTTCCGATCATCGGCGTGTTCTGCGTGAACAGCGCACGGCTTGTTTTCATACTCCAGATAAGAGATTGATCGTAGTCCGTTCCGTCAATATTCACCTTATACTCGGTATCGTAATCGCCCTCTGCGTATATGGAATTGTAATTTGCCGGAGCACTCTGCATCTATCTCACCTCTGTATGATGTTGAAAGCAACATCCGAATACCACGTTTTCCCGCTCGTGTCCACAATCGCAACGTTGTACTTTCGCGTAGAACAATACATAGATGCGGAAATCGCATTCCCCGCAAATATGTCCGTTTCCACATTGACATACTCGTTTTTCAAAATAGGCAGCATCAGGTCAAGCTCCGCCTTGCTCAGCGGCCATAGCTTAATGTCCGCTCTCTTTTTCTCCGCAACCTTGCCCCTGTGCATCCACGCATCTAAAGTACGTCCAGCTTTCGGACTATCAAGATCATTTTCGGACAACGACAAACCGCCTTGCAAAATAGACCGCGTGAAATCCACGCCGTTAATCCGTAGATACATTTATCGTCCCTCCGCAACTTGCTGTCGTTTTTGTTCTCTCGTGATCCGCTTTGCCAAGGCACGAAGATCGTCAAAGTATGCCACAAACTGGAAATCATCCATCCCTTCCGCAATGCTCGCCAGCACCTCATACAATTCCGCTAAAAGCCGCAGAATCTCAGAATTGTCAGCATTAGGAGAATTGACCCCGCCGGAAGCAGAAACGGAATACGGGACAACTGAGCCGCTTGCAAGCGCCGGCATTCTGAACGCCACCGTGTCCGCAATATCGTGGAGCGCCGTAATGTTCTGTCCGACTTTGCTGAACGTCATATCATTTGCTTTCAGCCGGTCAACCAAGCCCTTTGCTACCATGTTGATCCACTCGGTATTGCGCTCCAAGGGAACGATCGCTTCCTTGCCGTTCTCCCCTGCGCCGATCAGCGTCGCTCCATCGACGATACCGCCGCGAGCGTACCACTCAACGCCAAGATGCGGCAAGGCCGTTACGCCAAAGAACTGTGCAAAACTGCCGGTCGGCTCCCAAGCGACTGTAATATGAGGCAGTTTCAAGTCCGGCAATTTCCAGTCGAACTTGAAAATGCTCAGGAACTTGTCAACAGCCTTTTCCGCCCACTCATAAACACTGTGCCATTTGTCCTTCAAGCCACCAAAGAAATCCTCGATCGCCTGCCCGCCAATTTCATCCAGCTTGCCCTTTGTGCCGTTAAGCCCGAACGCAGAAAGGAACCCGTCAATAAACGGATTAAAGATATTTTCAACGATCCAAGTAGCAACATTTTTCAAATTATCGAGAATGCCGTCAAAAAACTTTTTCATGGTGAACTTTCCATCTTCGAAGAAAGTTTCTTCGTACCACTTGACGACTTTATCCCAACCGTCACTTAGCCCTTTCTTGAAATCGGACCACAGCTGATCCCAATCGACTTTGCTTAATAAATTGACGATTAAATCGACGAATGTTCCAATGACGCGACCGACCACCTCGAAGAAAAACTCAAATATGTTAATATCGCCGTTCAAAAGTTCAGCCAGCCTATCGACAGCGAATCCTATGGCGTCGATGATTTTCGGCAAACCAATCTCGATCAGCCAGTTTACAATCGGTTCGAGATAAGTATGCCATATTTCTTCAAGAGCCGGACGCAGTTTCGTGTTCCATATCTCAACAATCTTCTCAATCAGAGCGTGGACTTTATCGCCGAGCTCTCGGAGCGACTTGATGATCGGCGGCTCATTCTCCGTGTCATCCGACATCAATCCCCACAAGAAGTCAAGAAAGGCATTCCAGAGATTGTGGAAAAAGTCGCTCCAAGCAAGGATGATTTCGCCAATGTCAATCCCGTCAAAAATCCCTTTAATAAACTCCCGAATAGCATTACCGATCTCTTTCCAATCTACCTGCCCTATCAGTTCGCTCAGCTTTCCCGGCAGCCCGACAAGAAATTCATGGACTTTGCCCATGATCGTTTGACCAAGTTCACGCCATTTCTTACCCGCAATGAGTTCCTGAATTTGTTTCATGAACTCTGTCGGTTCTTTGTCGCTGAGCGTTTGGCTTCCTGATCCGTTGTTATCCTGCAGCTTGTTCAGTTCATCAAACCCGGCAACAGTTTTTGCAAGCTCTCCGCCGCCCTTTTTCGCACTTTTTGACAGTTCCGAAGCAGACTTACTCGTCACACCAAGCAGTTTCAAAAACGCCAAGAAGTAGGATATAGCGCTTGTGACCCACTCTATGATCTGTGTTATGATCGGGCCCAAGAGATTCCCGAGTGCCGTCCATGCCGCGCTCATTTTTTGCGACAACTGCTCGTTCTGTGACATGAACGTGCTGACCGCTTTCGATATGATCGCAAACGCGGAACCCACGCCGATGATCTGTGACACCGCCCGTTTCAGCGTCTTCCCGATGCCGTCAACCGTTCGGCCTACTGATTGAACCGCTTGCTTGATTTCATCCGATCCTTTTTTAAGACCCGCAGTAGCAAACTCAACAGCAATCGAAATTACATCTCCCAAGCATTATCACCCCTCTCAGCCAAGGAGCTTGTTCAACCGCTCCTCTATTTCTTTTTCAGCCTCGGTCAATCGCGGCTGAATATCGACCGTTTTTTTATTTTTTGCGTAGAACTCCTGCTCCCACTTCTCCAGCTTTTTCCCACTCTTTCGCTTGCTGCGAATCGACAAAACCGTTGAATACGTGGATTCGCCTATCTCCATAAACCAGCTCAAAAACGTCCACCAATGTACATCCGGACAAGCACGAACTTCTTTGCCCGCAACCTTATTGATAGCGGCGATCATCAGCTTGTAGTCCTGTTCAAAGTCCACAAGTTTCACATTCTGCCGCGTTTCATTGTCCGTACCGTTATTGACAAACTCCATCGCCGCCTCAAATGCCGGCGCAAAATCATTCTTTCCGAACCGTTCGAAGTTCTCGTAGAGAATCAGCAAAAAAGCATACGTCTTTTCCTCATCTTTGAGTTCTACATCGTTAAGCGCCGCGATCGCATCCAGCACCGCCGTATACTCATAACGTATCGGCTCCATGCGACCGTTCACTTCCAGCGCAGTCGGCAGCCCTGTAACCACTTACTGCCACCCTTTTGCGTGCTTTCCGGTCTTATATCCATGAGTGTATTTCTTAATACGCGCATTCATCTTCTTCGTTTCGGTCTCAAATTTCTTTCCAATAAAATTGCCGACCGCTTCAAAAATCGTTTCGCAATAGAACCTTCCGCCATTCACCGCGAATGCGTGTGTCTTTTGGAAAAACGAACTTTTGGAATCGCAATCAAACACATAGTCCATAACCTCGATGATCTTTTCTTCTGCATAGTTCAAAGCAGCAACGCCGTCACCTTCTCCTTCGCCATCGGCAGAAATGTCGTAATTCTCCAACGGTTTCAGAATTTCGCCGAACTTGTCAACCGATTCATTGTACCGGTTCACAATGTTAATATCCGTCGGGTTGAACCGAAACACACCGAGTGTTTCCTTAAACTGATTCAGAATCGGAACGTCGATTCTACCGTCATCTATGACGATCAGGTTTTCTGTGTCCTGCACACTCTTATACTCTTCCATTGCTTTTACCTCCTTGCAATGCCCTATGAAACTAAGGAGCGCCGCAAAGGGACGCTCCTCCGACCGTTATACAACCGCGATCAGCTCGTTCTCACGAATTACGCGGTATACTTTGTTGCCGTCTTCGTCGCAAGATTGAAACTCACTCTGTGCCGATTGCCATTGTTCTGCACAACAAACGGAATCTGCACGCCGGACGTGTCGCCGCCGATGCTGTTCGGAATAACCTTGCACGATTCCATATATGCCCAAAGCACCGTACCGTTTTCGTCCATCAGACCATCAATCCGCGTCGTTTCCGTTGCGTTGCCGACCGCTCTGCTGTTCGCAATTTCCTGCAGCTTCTCCCAAAGCGGATCATCCGTTTCCGCATAGTACGGCTCGACCGTACTGGACACCTGATATCCGGTATGCAGAACGCGCTGTTCACCGAGAATGTTGTTGAAAACATTCGTCTGCGGATTCAGGTCTTCCTGATACGCTTCGAGGTCTTTGCCGAGGCGAACATAATTCGTTCCGGTCGGAGGCGTTCCATCATCGGACGTCAACGGCTTGAACGCAGCATCCACAAAGTGAAATAGATACTTTCTTTCAATCATTGTGTTTTACCACTCCTATCTGTCATATTCGTTGCGATACTGTATCTGCATGTTCATGACCCAGTTCTCGCTTTTATCCTCGTTTATACTGCCGAGGTATGCAGGACTTGTGCGCGAAATCTCCGTGATCTCTCTGTCGCCGGAAAGCACAGGCCATTTTGCCATCTGGTAAACCCGCCCGTCAATTTCAACGGCCTGCCGTTCCAACCATCTGCCAAGCGTATCAAGCCATTCTTTTGCCATGATCTTTCGCTTCTCATTCAGCCCGGAAACACGATACAAAACCGTAAACGGATACAAGCAATTGTCCCGAACGTGACCCGTTATGCTCTCACGGTGAAAGGTAATGTATGACCCGGACGAGGGTATCACAGCAAGACCATCCTCATTCAAAACCGTCGAAAACAGAAACTTTTCATCGCATTCGAGACCCGGAAACTTATTGATCGTGTCCATAAGCGCAACAGAAACATAATCGAAGCCGTCAACATCGAGCGGATATTTTTTCTCATCCATTCTGTTTTTCTCCTTCCATCAATATCTTGCGAACACCTTCCATCAACTCCGGCTTGTAATGAATGCGAACATATCTGCCCCAGAACGGCTGCGTCTCAGGATTCGTCCAATTGAACGGCTTGCCGGACGGCGCAATACCCGTATATAAATACCGCTGCTGCGGTGCAACCGTAGTAGCAATACGGCCCGTTCCCGCGCGAGTTTCATTCTCCGCCTTGATCTTCGACAAATACTCGCCCGTGTCACGTGGAATAATGGGTTCCATCTTCCGCATGATCTCTTGATCCAGCCACTTCTGCGCTTCATCAAACTTCGGATTGAACCTTGACAAGCGAACGTGCGCCGTCATGTATTTCGTTCTCATGGTTATATCCATGAGCCGTGATTTGAACATCTCGCATCACCTACCCATGATCTCAAAGTGCGGTATGATGTTGTACTTCGACACAGACGCGATCGCAAACACATTGTCATAATTCGCATTCATGTAATTGTAGAAACCTTTTTTTGAATACTGAAAGTCAGAAATCGGCGCGGGATATTCATTAAATATCCCCTCCATAAAGAAGTCGAAGGTATCCGCATCGCCATACGCGAACGTCAGACAGTCCTCCGGGCGTACCAGTTTCCTATACGCTTTCGGTTCATACCAAGGTTTCCCAGCGACCATTATTTCCCCGCCGTCCATGACGTACCGAACATGCAGCCGAACATTGTCCTGCACGTGTCCGCCGTTCATGTCCCAAGCAAAAGACTTATCGACGACCAAATGCACGTTTTTGAGCACGGTCGGATACCATAGCGCATCATCGCTTGCAGTATCTTTTACCCGGTTGAACAGCGTTACCGTCTGTCTATAAAGCGCATCAAACCCCGACATAGAAATCACCTTCTCCGCTAACGTGGATAGGAATGATCGCCATCCTGCGAATTTGTAGATATTGCGTCCCGTAGACGGTCAAGGCATACTCCGCATCCTTTTGGAGATTCCCTCCCCCGGAATTTGCGAAGCTGATGCTGCTTCCGCCATCCGAAACGCTCGAAGCCGAAAAGCCGTTCGCAATTTTCCCAAGATCGCCAAGAGTATTTTCACCAAGTCCCGCCATCTTCATCTTGTGACAAACAAGCATCGCAAGTGCACGCTCGTACAACTTGCCGAACTGCTTTTTGCTGACAAGCGGCAAGCAGAACTCTATCCACATATTGATCTTATCGTCGGGAACATCTGCGAACTCTTCTGCAAGCAGTCTTATCATTTCGATTACGGTCATGGTCGTTTACCCTCGTTTCTTATTTTTTCTTGCGTCCGGTCTTCTTCGCAGACTGCTCACCCGCTGCATCTTCACCCGGCTCCTGTTTCTCCTCCGGCTCCTGCTTCACTTTCTGCTTCTTCTCCGGTTCCTGCTCCCGCGTTTCAACGAACGCGATAAGCCCCGCTTTTTCCAGCGCAGTCAAGGAAGGAAGAACCTCCTCTTTGCCGGTTCTGTTACCGTACTTGTCAAACACAGGCGCATAGCACAAACTGTCGTCCACTTCCTGCCATTCTTTGCTCGGAAGAATGTCCACACCGCCGATTCCAATAACTTTCGGTACAAGATTCTTGATACGCATTTATATTTACCTCCTTGAAATGCGAAGGAGCGGAGATTTCTCCCCGCTCCCGTAGATAATCCCTATTAGACGCCAACCGCGATCAGCGCGGACATCGGATAATACACGATAACACCGGCTGTACGAGCTTCGCACGGTACGATGGTTTCGAGATTCTTCACCTGAACCGGATACTGGAGGAACGCCATCGGGTTGTTCAGCTCCAGCTTATCGCGGCTGTTGGTGTACAGGAACGCAACACCGCTGCCGTTCGCCGCAACCGCATTCGCATACGGGTTCGTCTCGGTCGAATCGCTGTTCAGTTCGGCAACAGATTCGATCTTTTTCAGATACGGCGCATGCTTCTCGATATAGGACAGCACCGTTTCGCCGGTATCGCCGAGACGCTTCATGGACAGCGTAGTATACACATCGCTCGGCAAGCAAAGCGTATCGGGACGCTCAACCTGCTTCGTGGTGCGCGCAACCTGCGCGTACATAGCGGTCACATCATCGAGAACCTCATCCGCAGTCTTTTCCAGCCACTTCGTTTTGCCGGAGGTGGCACCTGCGGTGATAGTGAACACCGGAATATTCTGACCGGTAGACAGAACGCCAAGCAGATTGTAGTTGGCGTCGCCCTTCCACGCGATCTGATTGATCGTGTTCTCGATCTGGAAATGAGCCGCTTCCGCCTTGCGAGAATCCAGCGACTTATGCGCCATACGAGATGCACGCATTTCCTGCGCGGAATAACCATAGGACGCACCGATGGACTTTACGAACGCAGAATGCGGCACACCGTTGACATCAGCGCGGGGCAGATCGGTCGAATAATTGTCGATGATCTTTGCCGCACCTTCGAGATCGTAGGTGTAGTAGGTGATCGTTTCCGCACCGGGGTCTTCATCGCCGTTCACCGGGAACAGATTAACCGCAGAAAGCTGCGGATACTGAACGTCATAGGACTTTGCCTTGACAGCATCAAGTTCACGAGCAAAAAACACGGAAGCGGCATCCGCACTGTCAAAACGAGCATGGCCGCCGATCTCCATCAGCGCAGCACTGACAGGCGAGTTCTTGATTGCTTTCGCATCATTCATATATGCCTTTTTAGCCATTGAGAATACTCCTCCTCTTCAAATTATTTGTTGTTACTGCTGCTGATTGAACAGCTCGATAAGAGCAATCCCGTCAGAAGCGCCGCTCAGGAAACGGCCTTTGATCGCAACATACGAAACCTTGCCATCGCCGGTTTCGCCATTGTCGGCAGCGTTCGTAAAGCAACCGGCATCATCGCCGCTCTGAACCATGTACACGGCATCGCCGTAAGCCGGTTCCGCATCGGCTGCAAGCAGACCGAAAATGCGACCATAGCGCATAACGCCAAGCGTAGTGCCGCTCTTAATAACAACGCCGCCGGACAGCGCATTTTCCGTCGTGCGACGGTTGGTAACGATACCCTCGAACAAGGCAGCGGTGGACCCCGCATTCGGACCCTTTGCCTGCTTGCCTGCCGCAGTACCGCGAACAACGCCCGTGCCGGGCTTGACAACACCGTCAGCAGATTCGTTTACGAACGAATCAACCGCATACGGGGAAAGATCATAGATACCGCCTGCCTGACCGACCGGGGTAGAAAACTTATAAACACTCTGTGCACCCATTGTTTATATCTCCTTTCAATTACTCACGATTGTTCTTCTGCATCTGACGCGCTTTCATACGCTCACGCGCATCCTCTGCTTTACCATCGCCGGAAACATCAGCACGATCCATGTTGAACATCTGACGCTTCTGCGACATAGTGTTTTTCTTCTTGCCGGCTTTGATCTCAGCACGAGCATACTCAAACGCAGCGTTGATATAATCCGTGCTCTTGCCGTCAAGACGCATCTCAGGACGAACCTTCTTGATGATAGCCCGCTTTGCCGCATCCACGCTCTTGTGAGCAAGACCGTCAAGACCAACCGAGTGACCGAGCTCACCCAGCATAATCTTCGTGCTGACAAGACGATCAACCGAAGCTGCATCCATACGCGCATGGGGATTCTTACAGTCGTCGCCGTCTTCAAGATACTCCTCATCCTCTTCCTCGTCCTCAACATCATCTTCGTCAAGCGCAAGGTCTTCGTCCTCGTCTTCAATCGGCTCGTCCTCGACAGGCGTATCTTCTTCCGGCTCTTCCTCGACCACATCGTCTTCATCGCCTTTGAGCTTTTCAACTTCGTCCACGGAATCTTCCGCTTCCGCAGCTTCGTTGTAGTCCAGCTTCGCAAGCAGCGTGTCAATGATGTTATACAGTTCATCAATGTCAAGGTCCTGCTCGGCAATGATACCCATTGCACCGTTCATATCCTCAGGGTCGCCCTGCTCATCGCGGCGATCACGGTGCGCCTTTACAGCAGCAATGCGATCTTCGATCTCGTTCGCTGCTTCGGGCTGTTCCTCGATCGGCTCCTCCGTTTCAGACTTTTCCTCAACGGGTTCCTCGTCGATCAGTTCCTCATCATCCGCATCCGCATTCTCTGCGCCACGGCGACGCTTGTACTCCTCGATCAAACGCTGCAGTTCCTCATCGGAAACAACCGCATCAACGCGAGAAGTTTTCTGAGACTTTTTGCTCATCCTTTTTCCTCCTTTGAGCATATTTTTGTCTTTACTGTCCATGTTCAACCTTGCCTGTTCTCCGGCGCGTGCATTCTCCACAATAGCAAGATGGTTGACAACGATGTTTCGCTGCACGGCATCATATCGTTCTCCGTGCCATACACCCGGCGTCGGATCAACGTCGAGTTCATATCCAACGGACAATTCTCGCATTTGGCTCCGCTTCACCTTGTCAGGATCGTAAATAACGATTTCCGCACGAACATCGTTTCCGTCCCTGATACCTTCGCTGAGAATCGTTCCGATAGAGTTTTCAACCGTATTGGATTTATCCAACAATCCGGCATCGTGCGTCAGACAGACAGGCTTTGCCTTGTACGATTTCAGCGATTCCGGCGAAAACACTTCCTCCGGCAAGCGCAATTCGCGCCGAACCGAACCGTCGCTTGTGGCATACTCAAAAATGCCAATAGATGTCAGGATCGGCTTGTCGCGAAGAAACCCCTCCGGTGTGAAGTGCGCTGCGCCAAGCGGAATCGAATCCAGCCGTACCGCTCTCGACCAATTCGGTGCATCTCTGCCCGATTTGACTTTCTCCATCCACTTCTCCTTTCTTCCTTGTTTTTGGCATGAAAAAAGCGCCGCTCAATTGCGACGCCGTTTCAAGCAAACTTGTTCAAATCTTTTTTTGCGTGTCCTCGTAAGTATAACGAACATTCCGCTCTCCGGCATTCCCTGTCAGTTCTCCCGCAAAGAAAGCCCCGTCACCTCTGCTCTGCCGAACCTCTGCCGACATATCCGTGACTATATCGCGAATCTTCGCAACCGCTTCGTCCCTGTCTTTGTCATTCATGTACGACTTGCAATCCTCACACAGACTTTTGATTTTCCAACACGCATACTGTATATCCATTCGCTCACCTTCTTTGTATAGAAAAAGCGCCGCAATTCTGTGACGCTCGTTCCATAAACAATATTCGATTATCAGCCTTAATCATAACGAATCCTGTCTTCATCGTACTTATAGTCTGCATTTGCAAGAAATGCGCTATATAACCTCACTCACTGAGAATTTTAGCAGCTTCACGGTATTTCTCAACACGCTTCTTGTCTCGCTCCGTTACAACCGGCAATCTCGACAAGTCCATGTTATGATCTAAGTCAGCCAATTTAACTTTTCGCGCAAGCTCGTTACATTTCACGTGATTGATATATTCCATGTATGGAACCGATTTTTCATGTGTGAGATAGCCAATTGCTTCTGCAATCTGATCCCCGAAAAGAGCTCGGATTTCTTCAATCGTAGCATCGGTATCTTCGACAGTATCGTGAAGCAACGCAACAATTTTCTCCGTTTCACTATGCAGCCTTGCCGCAACAGCTCTCGGATGCTCAATGTACGATACTCCCGCCTTATCGACCTGCCCGCGATGCTTCTCCTCTGCATACATTTCGGCTTTCTTTAACAGCTCATCCACACAATCATCTCCAATCCATATCACCAAACAGTTACCACCATGGGTATTTACGCTTTGATCCCTCCGGCTTGGTTTTCAAATCAAAGCCGCAAAGATTCGGAAACCGCTCAATCATTTTCTGAATATATTCTTCAACATACTCAGCATCAAGAGACCAATTTCCCTTACCGTCCTCAATCGTTTCCCACGCATCAGCATCAGGAACCCACTTTTTATTCTTATAATCCCATGCCTCCGCAATTGCTACATCGCCATCAATTGTCTCGCGAACAACATAATCCGGCAGAAGTCCGTCGCGAAAATACGCATATTTCTTTGCACTCATCTTCATCACCCCCCTCCAATAATATTTTACCGCGTACAGAATATAAAGTCAACGGTTCACGGCGGCATTTTAGTTATCTTTAATTGATCTTTGAGCAAATAGCTTTAGCCACGAGCGGGCCTGTTGCTTTGTATACCGCTGATTTCCCTTTGCTCGTATCGAGGTGACTTCTTGTCGCCCGTTTTGCCCCTTCGTTTGAACTTCAATGACGTTCTCGACTTCTTTGCCGCTACGCCTTGTATTGATGTACGCTTTACCGACATTGGGAACATCAATCATCAGCCCACCAAAATGCTCCGGGTCGCGCGTCCATTTCGCACCATCTACGGCATCGGAAATCTTTTTGGAAATATTCCGCGATGTGCCGCCAACGTTTACTTCAACAGTGGCATTTTTGCCGGTCGATCCTTCTGCTTTAGCTTTTTTCTTAAACGAAGGCAACTCCTGAATGCCATCGGGGTCTGCCATGTCAGCCCAGTTGTCGATCATTTGTCTTACCAGTCTTGTTTTTTCTTCATTCCCGTCCGGAAGTTTTCGCGATCTTTCATAAAGCGGGTGATTTTTATTCTTAACCTTGATCGTTTCCTCAGACTGAATCTGCACCTCAAATAACTCGCCATTCGGAGCCTTGACCTGTAGGTGAACAGCTTTGTAATCTCGCTCGGTTCCATCACCCTTCGGAAGAAACTTATTGTCCCGCTCAGTTATCTCGTAGCCATGATCGGCAAGAGCTTTCTCCAAACCAGCAATCTGTTCAACCATCTTACCATGATCGCACTTATAAGAAAAGCGGACAACATCATCCATTTTTGCAAGCGCCATTTCATCAGACAATTCTTCGCCCTTTGCGCGCCATTTGTCCTTAACTTTATCAATTTTTCTCGATGTGCTTTCGCCGCCCTTAAAGCAGTTTTCAAGGCCCATCATGCGAGAGCCGAGCTTATCGCTTATCGCGATCATATCCTGCGTTATTTTCCGGCCGTCCTCGATCCGTTTATCATAAGCGGCCTGTACAGCGGGACTTTTCCCCTTAACCTCTTTATCGTACATCTGCGACAGGCCGGGAATCGACGCGACTACCGTTCCATCAGGATCACGCTGATAAGTCAAATCTTTCTTTTTCATGCCGCTTACGATATTATCATAAGCTCTTGCTTTCGGAGGATTATTCTGCTCACCTCCGGCAAGACGGTTTACCTCTTTCAAGGTATCTTCATCGTACACAGCGCCCTTTTTCGGCTGCGGATAACTCACACCGCTATTTGTCTTAAATATGGCGGTATACTTGCTTCCATTGCCCGAACTGTCACCGGAGCCTTTTGCGTTATTGACGTTTCCGACAGACGATTTTGCGTTTCTATTTTCGCCCTGCTTTTTATCTAAACCATTTTCGGGATTGCTGCTCTGTCCACTTTTAACACCAGCCTTTTCAAGCGCCTCAAAAACTTCCTTCGGCGTCATGCCGGTCGTGTCAATACCCTCGGATTTCGCCAAACCATACGCCCAGCCGATCCCCGCATCTTCATGCTTTCCGCGCCGCGCAAGTCGAATCTCTCGTCTTTCTCTAAAAGCATCGACTGCATCATAACGGTGCTTCTTCTTGCTTTCCAGCCTTTCGGCTCTGCGACGCCGAAATTCCATAATCTTTCTATCTTCCATGCAATAATCTCCCTGAAATATAAAACGCCCTTTCGGACGTTTATTCTCCTCTGAAATGCCTTTGCAGCAACCGTACCGATTCTTCCAAATCAAATACCGGCTTTGCCTTGCATCGACACCCCGGTGCTTCTCCGGGATGAAAAAAATTACCTGTGAACCGAACACCGGCTTTCGTCATGTACCAATCCGGCGGCGGATCATTCCAACTAAAGGTCTGATTGTGATACTGTCTGTGACAATCCCTGACCTTTCTGTCGCGTCTCGACCACCACTTATACTTTCCGATGCCCGCAGATTCGTGTTCGTATCGGGTCATCTTACTGTCAAGCGTCCCCATCTGATCCAGCGCAAGAAACCTTGCTCTCGACCTCGACAGATCGAGTTGCTTCTCTAAACGCCGTATCACATTGATCCTCGGCTGCCGCGTCGTATATCCCCAATATATGATCTCCTCCACCTTATCCAAATACTCTTTGCCGATGGATTCAATCTGCGAAACGTTCTGATGTATCCATTGTTCCACCATCATCCGCATTTCATCTTGATACACCGCCGCGTCAATATCCCGGTGAAGGACTTCCTTGACCTGATCTCCCCAATCCGCAACGGAATGATTCAGCGCCATGTTCCCACTTACGCGCACGTCTCTTTCGAGCTTTGCCATTGCGCCGGTCTTTTCACTCAACCGCTCTGCCGCTCTCGCCCGACTTCCACGTACCCGTGTGATAAAATCGCCCGCATCATCCATGCGGTATTCTTCCGGTTCATCATACGTCCGCATGATACCGGATATGAACGGTTTGCACGTTCGGATAACCATCTCCGTATAGGCGAGCGCGGCTCTTGCAAGCTCACGTTCTGCCCCCATCGGATAAACAGGCATCCTGCGTGGCGCTCGTTCTCGCGGTCCCATGCGTTTACGCCGCGATACTTCTTTCGATACCTGTTCCATGTTCACCCCTATAAGGTCGGTGCAGCGGATTCGCTGTTTTGCAAAGCCCTGCTGCACCGAACATCTTGCTTATTACGGCCACTCACCAAGCGGCATCCCGAGCGCACCACGCTCCACGTCGGTGTTGAAATAGACACCATTCAAACCGGCATCTTCAAACACCTCAGCCGCAATGTCCTGATAAAGCGTGCTGATAAGACCGTGACAATCATTCAGATTGTCGTTGAAGAACTGAACAACGCAGTTCTTAAAGACAACATACGTTGCGCTGAAAAACCATGTGTCATCACCCGGCGTAACCGAATACGCATAAGCCGGATTCCCTTCAAATGCCGTATCAAACAGCGACTTCATGGTCGGGAACGCGAGATTGCTGACATGATCGCAATCGACATCGATCTTTAGCTTGATATTGCCAAACGTCTTTTCAGATGGCAGCAATTTCAAGAGCGCAGCAGCTTTATCGCCATTATTCGTCGCAAGGACAATGGACGGACCAGATGCGCTTTCCTCAACATTACAGGCAATCTGCGGATCGCCGTCAAAAAGTGCTTCAATCATGTTAATAAACGTGATCCAAGGCGGGGAAATCTTCAATCTTACATCTTTCATTGTTTTGCCTCCTTTTTTTATTGTATCAAAAAAGACGCTTCATCGAAGCGCCTTACCAATCATCTACCATCGGATTCCCTTCTTCATCCTTAGGCATATCATCCAGTATTGCAATGTATTCCTGATCCGATACCTGCTCACCATTGTTTATGCGATGGAGAACATCATACTTTTGCGATAGATTCTTTTCGTTGAGCGGATCAAAGTATTTCAGAACCGTCAAGTCCGTACACTTGTAAAACTCATCCGTAACCGCGCGATACATTCTGTCATGTGCAATGTCTCTCGCCAACTTTTTCCTTAACAACTCCACTTCACACATCCCCTTTCAATTTCTTCGTAAGTGCAACGATCGTGTGATCGAGCGCCCTCGCAATTTCCGGTTTATCCTTGATAAATACCTCGCACAATTTCGGATTCGTCGCTTTCAAGGCAACATAATCGGCAAGCGCTTCAAGTCCTCTTTCTGTCTCTCTGCGCTCGAAATAGCGTTTACTGTGCCCGAACTTCACTCGTCCGGCATCTCTATGCGCTCCTCCGGACAATGCATCATATATGCCCTGCAAATTGGTTGAGCCATCCATAAATGCTCGCTTCTTCCTTGCGAACTCCTCTTTTAACGCATTCTCACGTTTCTTTAATTCTTTGGCGTGCTTTTTCGCTTCTGCGTATTCACCGGACGAGCGCACGCCCCATATATCCACATAGCCAGTTCTTGAATGAATCCATCCCGGAACCCGATCCCCAAACTTTTCCTTCATGAGCTCTTTCGGAAGTTCCTGTAACCGACGTTTGAATTCGTTGTCCAGTTGGTTATATCCGTCAATGTAATCTCTGAACAGTTTTGTTGCTTCCTCGCCGATCTTTCCGTCATACGATTTGACCGCATCCTGCAATTCCTGCATTGTTTCAGAAAAATGACCGTACTGATCTTTTTCACGCCCGATGAAGTCAATGTAATGCGTCCACTCGTGACAGAAATCGCGAATCGCCTGCGCTCTTTCTTCCTTAGTCAAATCCTTCGATAGCATTGGAACTTTTACGGTAGTTTCCAGCGGTATCCTTGTAGACTTTGGATACGTCGTCGAAACTGCAGCGCCCGAATCCTTGCTTGACCGTGTACACTTTACCTTCGGCGGCAATTTAGCATGATTGCTTACCGACATTCCCAAGAACTCAGTAATATTCCCATCATCGCAATGATCGCTTACGAAAGACGCAATCTCCATAGTCGATTTTTTCAACGCCCGTGTTTTCATAAAGTCCGGGAAGTGCTTTTCTTCCATCCTCATCGGAGGACGCTTGAAAGATTTCTTTGCAACCTTGCCGGTTGATCTCAATTCCTTATAGACCTCTCCGGCTTTATACCCCTTACCTTCAAGCGCGTTCCACGCATCCGATGGCGTCCAGTCCTTTCCGACTTGAATCCCTTCACGCTGACACAGCCCATACGGAATCCTTGTATTTCCATGCCCCGATTTTTTCGGAGCGTTGTTTTCTTCTTCATCATCAAAACGCGCACGCACACGCATCTCGCGTCTTTGCCGGTATTTCTCAACGGCTCTCGCATCCAGCCTCTTTTGGCGCCTTTTCCGAAATTCTTCAATCAGTTGCAAGCGACCGTCCCTCCCATACTATATCATATCATTCTACGCCGCCGCAAGGTCACAGCTTGCTTTTTCCATACTTGTTCTGGTAAAACGTTTCTTTCCAGCCGTAGTATCGGTCACGCAATACAACTTCCTTCTCACAATAATGGTCGCACAACCGATTTCTCCGAAGGCACATACAAGCAACCTCGCCGTTCTCGTACCGTATAAAAACTTTCAATTTCTCTCGATTCTTCACGGTATGCTCCTCAAATAAAAAGGAGCGTCTTGCCAACGCTCCTTACAATAATTGATCTTCATCGGGCTCTTTATACCCGATTCGTTCCTGCCATGTGATTCCGCGCTCCAAGCACTCCTTGTACACCTGTTCAGATTTTTCTCTGTCCTTGTACTCAGAAGAAACGCCCCACGTCGGCATGATATTGCGATAAATCAAACTATACTTAAACGCATAAGGCCGGTTCGCAAACAATGTCCATCTGTCCGCCAATCGTTTCAGGTCGAACTTATCTCCGACCCACCACTCATCGCCGAACTCTACATCATCAAAGAAACCTTCTTCGATCCAGTCATACAAAGTCCGTTTATCGTTCATGCGTCAAGATTCCTCCACAGCCATTCGTTATAATATTGCTCCAGTCCATCCGCAACATGCGGCACAATGCTATGCAGCAATCCAATCGCATCAGACCACCCCATGCACCGCATCTGATGATAATTCGCCGCCGCCTCATCCATCGGCGCTTCACTTCGCGAATAATACTGCTCAGAATGACCGCCGTATATCCAGCATCCTTCCCCACGGACGCACCCGCAAAGAATATCCGATACGGGGCCTATATGCGATTCCCTTGTATTTCTCCGTTCTTCATATTCCTGCGACTTTCGGATGAACTCGTCCCTATGATCTTCAAGCGCCCGTTCTCTGCGTTCATTAAATTCTCTAACCTTCGCCCGGTATGCTTCCTCTGCCCCTGCGAATTTCTCACGCTGCCGCTGCAGCTTTCGCTTCGGCGTCGTATAGAACTCCACATAATCGTTTATGTCGGGACGCTCGCTGTCCATCGGATACCCGATTCTTTCACAGTATTCTTCCCATTCCTTGTCCGAATAAACAAACTCTCTGAACTTATCCGAACATATCTGTTCGACCTCGTTTGCAGCCGCCCAGCGCGAACCGCCTTCTTTATCGCGAAACGTCAAAGACTTCCATTCGTCATTCGATTCGACCATGAACCGTTCGCCGTGCTTATTCGACAATAATTTTTGAAAATCTTCTGCCGCGCTCTTTCCGTGCATGACATTCGCGATCTGCATCGACCTTGACAACGATACCGTATATGACTGACCGAGCAATTCTTCCGTTCCGCCGGAACAACCGCTTTTAGCGGGATCATCCAAATAGTGTCCGTACTCATGCCAAAGCACACTCGGATTCTTCATGTCTTCTTCGGACATCTGGATAGCACCGGTTCCCTTCGTATACCACGAAGACGAACCGCTCGGCGACCTTCGACCCTCGCTGCTCCATATTCTAACGCCGCTTGCCGTCTTTTGCAAGAGCTGCAAATGCGCGTCCGACATATCTGCCATGCTCGCCTCTGCCGCTTCTCTTGCCTCCGGTGTCATGTGCTCCCACATCTTCGACGACTTCACAGACGAAATTGCAGAACTTCTTTCGGAATCCGTATAGAACTTCTCGCTCTCCGGTCTTTTCTCCAAAAGATCTTTCGTCTTCAACCGTGCCTTTCGCTCTGCATCCACAGCATCGCGCAACCGTTTCTCTGCACCTTTCAGTTTCAATTCCGCCTTTGCCGCATTTTTCGGAATCGAATCCTCTCCGTAGCATTCCTCATAGTACAGCGCACCTAAACCGGTAATGTTATATCGCGCCTCGTCTTCCATTGTCGCAGTTTTATTCGCTCGCTTCTCAGCAATCGCGTCTCGCTCGGCTATGATTCCATCAATCGAATCCTTGTCGATCCCGTACTGTTTCAAAAAGTCCAGTTTCGACGGCATATACTTTAATGCACGCTGCGCTCGCTGATTTTCTCTCTCCGCTTTTTGAAGCGCATCCTCTGCTCGGAAACGCTCTATAACGGCGTCATCTTTCTCTTTTGCAAGAGCCTTATACTGCTTCGCCTTATCCTTGAATGACGGTGTTTTGCGCCCTTCGGTGATTTTCTTGCCTACATCTCCCTGTAGGTTCCCATTCTCATCGACAAGTACATGAGTGCCATTGATCGTTATCCATTGTTCCTTGCCTTCCACCGTCTTCATCCTTTCCATGCAAAAAGAAGCAGATGTTTTACACACCTGCTTCAAAATTCAGTTTTCGCCTTACTTTTCGGTCATGCCGGCAATATACCGTTCTTCGCGCGCATCCATTTCCTTTCGAATAGCAACAATATTCCTCCGGTACTTTTGATAGAGTTTTCTCGCATCATTCAGCGTAAAAGGATTGCACGTCGGCATCTCGTTCGGATGGTTAGAATCCCACCAATCATCCTCCCATCCGCAGACCGTACAAATATCATTCTCATTGACTGCATCTAAGGTCATTTCTCCGCAGCATGGGCACTTAAACAACGCTCCGCTATTTCTCGGTCTCGCTCAACACCTCAATATCCTCGATCTGACTTTCGTAAAGCATGATGCCGTTTTCTTCGTCTATCTTCACTACAAAAGACGCCTGCCCTGCAAGTGGGCCATCATCGTCTTCGTTGTCGAAACGCGATTCATACAGATCGCCTTTGCCCTTATATACGGTGCCGTCTTTCAGTGTTACATTGATTCTCTTCCCACAACTATCCGACATTGCATCCAACAATTCTTCACCAATCATTCTTTTCCTCCATCTCCCGGCGACGCCGGAACCAAATGTGCACCGTCCTTCGCATAATGAATTGTTCCCCTTTTGGTCGGCGAACTATTGCCTTTTCTGTCAAAGTACGTCCCAATCACCCTTGTATGCGTGAACGTTTCCTTAAATTGACCGTTGTTTTCGTAGACCGTTCCCTTGCCGGAATACTGCATTATCAAATTCTGAACCTCATCATCCGACAAATCAACTGTGCTTACGAACTCACCCTTTGCAACCGCTTTCTTATATTCATTCGACCCTTCGCGATGCTTGCGCTGCTTCTTTCTTTGCAACTTACTGCTGATAGCACCTGAATCTATCGCCGCCGCAAATTCCATTCTTATATTATTATACTGCGATTCCTCCGGGGTTTCAACGGTTTTTTCATGATTATTTACGTTTTTAGATGGATTTTTGCCTTCAACCGTATTGCTGCTCGCGATTTCGGACGGCACCCATATTTCGGCTTCACCAACGGCTCTCATGCTGCCATAAGTGTCAATCGGTCGGATTTTTTTCTCAGTAACCGTGCCGTCTTTCCCAGCAAAGTATTCAGCCGTCTTCCGATCAAAGGTATAGGCATCAAACACGTCATCCTCAATATGCTTCTGCCCATGTTCTCCGCGATACATACTGATCGGCGTCGTTAAGAACTTATCAAACGGAATCGGATTGTCCGTGCTGTTCTTATAGTTCTCATA